GCGGTTTCAAGGATTCCGAGTCCGGTTTGCGCTCCAGGTGCAAGGATCTCGTTGCTGATGGGTATGTGAGGGTCGCCGACCATAACGGCATCAACCATGACGGCAGGCGCGTCCAGCGATTCCAGCCTACGTGGAAAGCATACGAATTGTTCCAAAACCTCAGAAAGGCGGCGTGACATGAGTCCGATTGAGGAGTTGAAGTACAAGGAGTGGTGGACGGCGATGGATGCGGCTCGGGTTCTGAACATTGATTACAAGGTCGTCAGGGATGCTTTCAACAATCGTGATGTTGTCGTCAGATACCCCGGATCGTCGCGTGCGAAGGCGAGTGCTGACGAGTTGAGGGAGTGGGCTAAGCACGCTCCGTTGACTCCTGGGGGTGAGTGGATTGACTGATCACAGTTTGCCTCTTGATTTTGAGCGTTTGGATCCTCGCACGTTGCTGTTGATTCGTCGGTGGGAGGTGTCTCATGTCGTTGATCACGAGCGGTGGGGTGCGTAACCAGAGGTTGCGGACGGTGCGCCGGTTCGGCTGGTTTGGTGCGGATTTGTATGACGCGGACGAGGTTGACGCGTTACTGGACGACCGGGTGATTCCCACGTTGGAAGCGCATGAATCCGGGTTGATTGAAAGATTTGGAAGGAGTGGAAATGAGACGGCCTGTGTTGAAGTCGAATGACGTGTTTGAGGTGGTGCGTTTCCGCCAGCGCACGAGGGCGGAGCGTGAGGCGGCTTGGCTGGCTCAGCGTGGTCTGGGTGTGGGTGGTTCGGACATGTCCACGATTCTCGGGGTGAACAAATATCAGACGCCGTACTCGTTGTGGTTGGAGAAGACGGGTCGTGCCGAGCATGAGGATATCTCGGGTCGTTGGCCGGTCATCAAGGGCAACGTGCTGGAGGGTGAGCTGCGTCGGTGGTTCCGTCGTCGTTATCCGGCGATGTCGTTGACTGATGGCACGGACATGAGCCTGATCTCCAAAGCGCATCCGTGCATGCGCGCCTCGTTGGATGGGGTGCTGTGGGACGAGGATCGCTGGTTCGGTGTCCTGGAATGCAAGACCGCTTCCGCCTACCGTGCAGCTGACTGGCATGACGTGGACGGCAGTCTAAAGGCCCCCGCCTATTACATGGCGCAGGTGACGCATTATCTTGCGGTTACCGGCTGGTCGTACGGCTGTTTCGTGGCTGATATCGGTGAGTCGGAGCCGGTGGAGATGTGGTTCGAACGCGACGAGGACGACATCAAGACCGTGGTGGATGCGGCTGAAGCGTTCTGGGGGTTCATCCAACGTGACGAACCGCCCGAACTGACCGGCATGGACGTGGATGCGCTCTACCCGCAGGATGACGGCGACATCGAGCTTATTGACAGTGACCAGTTCAAAGAGATGTCGGCTACCTATCTCAGGCTTTCGAACCAGTTGGCAAGCCTCAAAGCTCAAAAAGAGAAGGTCGGGCAGGATCTCAAGGTTTTCATCGTGGAGCACAAAGGACTCAAATCGGGTCGCTGGCAAGCGACCTATACGACCACCCATTACAAGGAATCGGTCAGACAAGCATATGACGCGCGCAGGCTGCACGTCGTGGAAGTCAAGGAGCAGTAATTATGGGAGAACTCGCACAAGCAACGCAGAGTAGGCAGTTGGTGCAGGCCCGCCCGCAGGACAGGTTGAAGGACATGCTGATGAAGTCATGGCCGCGCATCCAGGCGGTCATCGGCAACAACATGAGTGGGGAGCGTCTCTACCAGTTGTGTGTCAGCACGATCAACAAGGAGCCGAAACTGGCCGAATGCTCACCCGAGAGCGTGCTCAGCTGCTTCATGAAATGCTCCGCCCTGGGGCTGGAACCGTCATCGGTGGACGGTTTGGGCCGTGCGTACATCCTGCCGTACGGCAACAGGCGCAACGGGAGTGTGGATGCGACATTCATCCTGGGTTATAAGGGCATCATCGATCTGGCCCGCAGGTCTGGGCAGATCAAGAGCCTGCACGCTCAGGCGGTGTACGAGGGTGACGAGTTCGACACCTGGGAGGATGAGAGCGGACAGCATTTCAGGTTCCACCAGGCGCGTGACGTGGAGCATTCCGAGCAGAAGCTGACCGACGTGTTCGTCAACGCGCAGCTCATGACCGGCGGCTTCGTGTTCGAACACATGACCAAAAGCGAAGTTGATCAGATACGCAGAAGATCCAAAGCATCGAACAACGGACCATGGGTCTCGGATTATGAGGCCATGGCTAAGAAGACCGTCATTCGCAGGGTCTTTCCCTACCTTCCCGTATCTGTCAACGCGTCGTCGGCGGTGACCGCGGACGAGACCACGCCGGACTACACGGACGTGTTCAAACCCGTCATCGAAGACGACCAGACTCCACAGATCGAACCAGCACAGCAGACCACACCAGACGAAGAGGCCACCCATGAGTGATTTTGTTGCTGCTGGTGGTGCCGCGTTCAGTTCGCGGCGGATGGATTGGGAAACACCACAGACGTTGTTCGACGCCCTGAATGACGAGTTTCATTTCACGTTGGATGCGGCGAGCACGGATGACAACGCGAAGTGTGCGCGTCATTACACGCCCGAGCATTCGGGGTTGGAGGCCGACTGGTCGGGTGAGACCGTGTTCTGCAATCCTCCCTACGGTAGAGAGTTGCCTCACTGGGTGGAGAAGTGCGCGTACGAGGCTTTGAAACCGGGCACCACGGTGGTGATGCTCGTCCCTTCCAGTACTGATACCAGGTGGTTCCATAGGTGGATTTACCGGCGTGCGCAGATCCGTTTCCTCAAGGGACGGTTGAGGTTCGAGACGCAGGGCGTCGCCGGTGATGCGGCACCGTTTCCCTCGATGATTGTGGTCATGGGAGGCACATCATGAGTGATTCCACCATTAACGCTATCTGGTTCGTGCTCATGTTTCTACTGCTAATCGTTTCCTGCGCTGTGGCGTTCCTGAGTTTCGTTTGGCTTGTATCGGCTGCGGCATCGGGGATGGGGCTCATGCCTTGGCTGGTCGTGTTTCCCATGTCGTTGGTGTTCGTGTGGGTTACGGCGGGGCAGGTGGAGCTATGAAGATCAGTTATCGGCCTTCCGGTCGTCCGCGTTCTGAGTGGATGAGTCTTGCAGTGTTCAATACCGCGAACATGGCGTTTCTCGCGGGTAATGCCATGAGGGCGGGGCATTGGACATCGTTCTGGATTGATTTCACGGTCATGGTCATATCCGCGGTTGTCTACGTCTGCTGCCTGCGAACACTCGAATACGAGAAGAAGGTTGGGGAATGACGGTGGATGTTCCCATTCTGCATGGTGCTGTGCGTGTCTGTGAGGTGTGTGGCGGCCCTGATATAGGTCAGCTCCGCTGCCCACACGCGATCGACCCGCATTACCCGTGCCCCCAACGTAAACCCCGCCCGGTCAAGGGCAACAACCCATACACGAATCGTAGAAAGAGAATGAACAATGCTTAATGGTATTCCAAGCCTGGTGATCGGCAATCTGGGGCGCGACCCCGAATTCCAGCAGGTCAACGGCAAACAGATCTCACGCATCAGTATCGGTGTCACGCCGAGAGTCAAGAAGCAGGGCCAGTGGCAGGATGCGCTGGTGCTGTGGTATCGGGTCACGGTGTGGGACACGTTTCAGGCGGAGCACGTGCTCAACAGCCTGCACAAAGGTGATCGTGTGGGCGCTTACGGCCTGGTCACGTCCGACGAGTACCAGGGCAAAACCTATCTGGATATGAGCGCGGACATCGTGTTCATTCCCTTGGACCGCAATGACGTGACCATCATCCCCCGGCAGCAGGCAGGCGGACAGCAACCGCAATACGGGTCATCGCAATCACAGCCGCGCACTTCGCAGGCGCAGTCCGATCCGTGGGGAGGCAGCAATGGCATCGATGCGTTCTGAATGCAAGAAGATCGGTTGCACCAAATATGTAATCAATGGGTTTGGCGAGAGACTAGGTCTCTGTTCACAGCACTACTTCGAAGAATATGGCGAGAAAAAAGGCGAATGCGAAGTTGATGGGTGCACACTACTCCAATACGCGCGTGGGTATTGTTCCGCTCATTATCAGCGGTTCCGCAATGGGTGGCTTGTAGAAGATCTAGGCAAACCGCTGAAAACATGGACTAAACATCATGGTGAGAGATGCTCTGTTACAGGGTGTCAACGCTCGGCAAGCAAAAAGACACTGTGCGGATTGCATTATCTCCGGAAAGCGAGAGGAACCGATCTGGCACAACCTCTAAGAAATCTTAAATCACGGATGATGCCTCATGGTCTAGCTGGGTACAAGACCGTGCACGACAGACTGCGCAGAAATCTCGGACCTGCAGCTAAGTACCAATGTGTCGACTGCGGGCGTGCCGCCACTGACTGGTCTTATCAATATGGTGCACCCGATGAACGTCGAGACGAAGGGTCCGGCTTCTTATTCAGTGAAGATCAACGATATTACGTTCCCCGATGCAGATCTTGCAACTTGTCTTACGACAAGAGACATAGGGATCTGCTGCAGATAGAGAAGGCAGCCTAATGCAACATTCATATCCGGCTGAGACGCCTCCTGATTTCGAGCATTGCCGTACTGCGGGGACGATCTCAACGCTCAGCATCAGTGCATGAGTGGCGTGAATCATTATCTCGACGAGTACTGGGGGCAAGCATGAGGACCATTGAATTGACCATTGATATCACGGCTGCGAACTGGATCACCGAGAACGGTGCGCACGGCTCGTATTGGACGTTGAACAGGAAACGGCGCGCGTTGAAGGAGATCGGCTACCTGCGTTGCCTGAACGCGGCCAGGGGCGTGCATTTCAAACGGGCGCATGTGACAGCGTACGTGCAGTACCCATCCAGCAACAGGGCCGATCCCACGAACGCGGCACCAAGCGCGAAACCCATCATCGACGGGTTCACCCGCGCCGGACTATGGGCCGACGACGACTCCAAACACGTCATCGGCCCCGACTTCCGCAGAGAAGCAGAACAGACAGGCATCAAAGGATTACACCGCATCCGATTCATCATCGAGGAGGAATCATGACTAATCACATCAAAGCGGCCAAGAATGTATGTGAGAGATTACGCGAAGGCACACTGCCGTGTAATGAAATATCGGAACTTAGAGCACAGACACATGCACAGATTGCCATTGCTGAGCAATTGCAGTTATCCAACAGAATTAATCTCGGCATTTCTTGCGGCGAAGGTGTAGCGACCACAGAAACAGACCCGAGTACAGGGAAAGAGGTTCGTACAGTTCACTTTGTTTATGATTCGCATATTGCCGAACTATTGGGCGTTGAACAAGAAGAGGAATCATGACACAGGAATACACGCCAGCAGATGTAGACATTCGTCGGAATTATGTACGGGGGTATTGCGACAGGCACGAAGAGCATTTCCCTATTGAAACGCGCAATGAAGCTCGCGTGATGTTTGACCGTTGGCTTGCCGCTCATGATGCTCAGATACGAGCGGAAGCACTCACATTGAGTAAATCCGATCGCATGGTTGCGTATGACGTTTTCGATGACAAGGTCGTTCTTCCTACTGATGTCGATCCTGAAGATGCTGAGCCTTCCAATATTGACACCATTATCAGGCGCATTTTCGCGACTGTCGCCAACCATCGTAAGGGGCAGAAGCAATGAGTGATCTTACTGAGGTCGGTAAAGCCTTCGCAGGTTGGGCTGAGGAGAACTCAGGTCTCGCTGTTGATAAGAATTTCGAGTACACGGATCGTACGGTGGGTAATTTCGCTGCCGCAGCGTTTGCTGCGGGTGCTGAATGGCAGGCCCAGCGCGAGCCTACTGAAGCGGAGATCGAGGCAGCGGTATCTGAAATTGAACAGACAACCTATGCGCATCATCTTGTTTATGGGCCGAATAAAAATCGCTGCTCATGCGGCGAATTGTTTGATAATGATGAGTCGTTTGACTGGCATTTGGATAAGGAATCCGTGAAAGCCGTTCTCGAAGCTGCTCGTAAGGCGGTGAGCGTCGATGAGTGATCGACGGGTTACTACTGAGTTGCTATCTGCTCTGGTAGAGAAGCGGTTGCGTAGTCGTCGTATGTTCTGGGCTCCTGAGGTGTGTTTCGACAAGGGTATGCCTCAGTCCCGGCGTATCGACTTTGTGGGTTTCACGCCGCGCAGGCCGAACATCGTGACTGATATGACTTCGGTGGAGCTGGGCACGTTTGAATGCTACGAGGTCAAGTCCTGTATGGCTGATTTCACGAGCGGCAACGGGCTCACGTTCTACGGGGACCTGAATTTTCTGGTCACGACAAGGGCTTTCGCGGAGGAACTGAACCAACGCATGCTTACCCCTCGGGGCATCAATGGTGTGCTGGTGCCGAACAAGCCGGGCACGGCCCTTATCGAGGCATTCAAAGGATTTGGCGAGGACCAGTCCTACAGGCGTCGCGTGGCCTCTGAGATGCTCTGGCAGATCGTCCAGGCACGACACCACTACGACATCGAAGGAGCCACAGATGAGTGATCGTCAGATGATTGTTATTTGCCTGCGTATTGGCGGCTCGTTGATGACGTTGGGCAGTGTGGATATCGGCGACATGGAGAACGTTCAAGTCAACAAGGCTGTCGTTTCAGACCATGATTCCCAACTACTCATCGAGCAGGCGGTGCGACGGTGGATCGCAGCAGTACGACACTACAGCAAGACGGAGGAAGGAGGTGGTGGTGATGACGTGGTTCAAGGTTGACGATGGGTTTTACCGGAATGCGAAGACTGCGATGTTGTCGGATGCGGCGACGGCTTTGTGGTTGCGTGCGGCGACTTGGGCGTGCGATCAGCTGACCGATGGTTTCGTTCCGAGCCGTATCCTGCCCATGCTTCGAAGTGAGGCAGATGCGGAGCGCGAGCTTGTTGATGCCGGTCTGTGGGAGCAGATGGATGATGGCTACCTGTTCCATGACTGGCTTGACTACCAGCCGAGCGCCGAGGAAGTGGAAGCTTTGAGGCAGAAGCATTCCGAAGCAGGTCGCAGGGGTGGGAAACTGTCGGCAAAACTCAGGAGTGAAGCAAAACCGCAAGCAAGTGCTCAAGCAAGTGCTCAAGCAAAACCAAAGCAAACGGGAAGCAAAAGTGAAGCAAAGTTCAACCCCGTCTCCGTCTCCGTACCCGTATCTAATACTTACGTATTAGATAGTGTCGCGGATGAGAATCCTGAAGTGGTTTCCCTGTGCAATCACCTCGCCAGTCTCATCGAAGCCAACGGCTCGAAACGACCGACGATAGGCAAGCAGTGGAAGGATGCGGCAAGGCTTCTCATCGATGCCGACAAGCGCAATCCCGCCGAAGCTCACCGACTCATCGAATGGTGCCAGCATGACGAGTTCTGGATTCCCAACATCATGAGCATGCCCAAGTTCCGCAAGAAATACGACACGCTCCGCCTGCAGGCCGAACGATCCAACCCGCGTTCCAAAGCCCAGCAGAACCAGGACGCGAACGAGCAGATGGTCCGCAGATACGCCCAGGACGCTAAGAACGCCAGACAAGCCGAACAGTTGAGGTTGGGGGCATGACCATGAACAACGATTATTGGGATACCGCCAGAGGCAAGCAGCGTCTCGCCGACGCTAGCCTCCTGCTCACGAAGATCGGTGCCCACCATGGCAACGCTGTTCCTTCGGACCTGCAGGTGAGGACCTTCGCTGAGGAGCTCGTCGACGACTACACCCTCGCTGATGCGTTGGAAGCGATACGCCAGTTCTACATGGCCAACGACAAGAGCAAGTGGATGGGATCTGCACACGTGAACTCGGGCATGCGCACGCTACGTAGGAAACGCATCCCCGAAGAAGCAGGGATCGAGACCTTGATCGAACGGGCACACATCGACGAGCAGCATATGCTTACCTACCGGCGTGACCTCATCAACGGCATCAAACACGGCTACACCGTCGAACAGGCGCACGCCAGAGCCGTCAACCACGCGCACAGCCTCGTCATCGAAGCCCCACCTGCAAAACCCCGCAAACCCAGGCAATACCATTTCGCGGGCCGATTGGATCGTATGAACCTGAACGAAGTGATAGGAGAAACATCATGAGGCGAAAAGCCAAACACGAGCTGATCGCACGCTACATCAACCTTGGCATGAACGACGAGGACATCCGCAAAAACGTGTACTGCACCCAACACGAAATCCAAAGCGTCAGAGACATGCTCAACGACAAAGGGCCAACATGGTAAGCGTCATCGTCGGCTGCCAAGTCTGCGGCGCGAAAACCAGCGGAGGCAGGATATGCGGCAATTGCACGACCGAACTAGCACACACCCTGCGCCACCTGGCCGCACGCCTACCTGACCTGCGTATCGTCGCCGCGAAGAAAGCTTCGGTCATGGCACGCGAACAAGGCCACGGCAGTCGCACCGTCGCCCCGATCCCGTTGAACGCGGGAGCATGGCAGTTGCAGCAAAGCATCGAAAAATACGCCGTCACACTCGCCGGCGTGCTCACGCTCCCATACCGGAAACTCCCTGCCGAAAGCCTGTTGAAAGGCGCAGCATCACGCACACCAGCATTGATGCAACGCAGGGATGCGGCCAGCATCCACACCCTCGCCGTCATCGCCAGCAGACGACTCGACCGACAGTTGGAGCCACCACAATCACGCATCCTCATCGGACAATGCCCATACTGCGGAGACGACGTATGGAGCAGCGAAGACGACCTAGCAGCAGGATGGCAACCATGCAACTGCGGACAAACCATCAACATCCCATCAGTACAAGAACAACGCATCTTCAAACTCGCCATATCCGACGCACAAGGCACCGCAGCAGCGTTAAGCAAACTGTTGAAAAGCTGTGGCGTTGACATTCAGCGCAAAACGATCAGCAAGTGGAAAACGCGAAGAGCGTTGAAACCAGTCGGGCAACAAGACGGCAAACCCGTCTACCTGCTCTGGGACGTATGGGCAGCCTACAACCGGTAACTGTCGACGTTATTTGCAATCCCAAACTGTCGACGTAAAGTTAACTAGATTGGTTATTTTTATATGCGGGGCTCGGATAACACCGAGCCCTTCGCATATTTGCATGTAGACACGCTCCGGTGCGCTAGAGCGTTTCGGGTACCGATCGAGCCCACGAGTCGACCATCAATACTTACCGTCAAATAGTGGGCGGCGACAATCCATGTCGGTCGCACGGTGCGATGACGGTCTCCAAAACAATCTAAGGTTCAGTCAGTGTCGACTTTGGAGAATCTGACCGTCTTGTTCTTCAAAGAGATCTTCCCGACCTGGAATCCCGACACGGTCAGTTCCTTCTTGAAATTCAGAAAGGAATGATCAATAGGAAAACCGAGAACGGTCTCGATCTCATCGAAGGTCATCGATTCCGGCTGTTGCTCGGCAACATGACGCCACAAGGGCTCATATTTACTCATGATCGCAACAATACACCGACGAGTTACTCGCCATCTAACCCACACTTGCCCTGCCTCGCCACAACATTCAGAGCCCAACAAGGCAGACGAGAGCAGGGCACCAAAACCACGGAGGTCGACGCATGATTCCATTCGAAACATTGACAGCCATGCGACAGATCGACACAGAGGACGCCACCGACGTCGGCCTAGTACTGCGAGTAAGCAACGCATACCAGCCAAAGGTTTACTTCACTTATGACGACCCCATTTATACAGACGGACACAACCTCTACGGTCACGTCATCCAATACGGATCAGACGGGAAACTTGCACTCAACCTACAACGAGACAACCCTTGCACCCAATTCACGCGCATACCAATACCAAAGGAACCGCAATGAATGCAAGGAAGCGTGTAAGTACGCGGGCATTCCAGAAGCAGCGAGACGAGTTCTTCGAACAAGGCCAACGAGAGAACGCACCATGTTGGCTATGCGGACAACCCATCGACTACACACTAAAACCAGGAAGCGCCGACGACTCACACGAACTCGACCACTACGTTCCAGTCAGCATCGATGCATCATTGCAATATGATCCAGCAAACTTCAGGCATGCGCACAAGATATGTAACGTACTAAGAAGCAACAAACCGCCTAAGTTGAGCCTCGGAATACACAGCAGACAATGGTATTAGGGAGCACAAGATGGAATTAGCTACAGCGCATGTCCACATAATCCACCCTCGGCAGCGAATACTCATCTACGCGTTCAGCATGAAGCAAGCATGGGACGAACTGCAAAGCATCCGCGAGGCAATTGAATCCTGCAGCAAGACCGGTGCAGGCAACCAATCCGGGTATCAAGGAGTCAGGGAATACAACGACAACGGACGCCCTCGCCTCGAACTCCAAGATGGCACCACCGTCGAGACTGCATCCTCACCAGCAGATATCGTAGGCAAACGATACAACCTCATCCTCACGCAAAGAGTAAAGAACAAAGACCTGCGATACCTAAAACAAGCATTGGAACATAATGCAGATCTAAAAATCTACCCGATAGACCCAATCGAATACTTCTTATTCAAGTACTGCATGAAGGGGATAGGGCGTTTAGATCGCTGGAGACCCGTTCGCCGGCTTACTTCCCGCGTGCGAGTGTTCCCCTCTCCCCGAGTTTTCCAATAGGGGTCGCGCGCGATGTGGGGCGGAGGTGAATCGTGGCTGCCAGATTTGAGTTGCTGAGCGTCGCTGATGCGTTTGAACGATCATTGCGTAATATGAGCGGGCTCTCGGCGAAGGATTCCGCGCTCGTTGCTACGTCGAGAGTACTTGCGAAACGTATCGACCTGATTGCGGATGACGGATTCATCGATGGCAACGGGAAACTGGACAATGTGACGGTCCCCACGTTCCTCAAATATTTGCAGGCGCTTGGCATGACCGTTGATGTCGCGCAGAAAGCGCCCGCGAAGGCCAAAGGCGGCTCACAGAAGGATATGCTCGCTGATTTCCGTCGCGAGCACAGGCAGACGGTTTGATATCAATTATGCAAGTCCAATTGTCATAACCATCAATACTAAAAATAAATCAAATAGTGACAGCAAGATACCCGTTATTGCTATTGCAGTACCTCTGCGTACACCTGTGGCACGGCATGACACTGCTCCGACTATGGAGAATACGAGACTGGCAGCTGATCCTAGAAATCCGAAGAAAGTGAAGAATGGTGCTACCCATTCGGCCACTACGGTCATGATGAGCAGGAATGAAACAATGCTGAGGATCAGTCCTGTTATGGCGCTTGTGGATAGGGGTTTTCTGTTTGTTGGTGCCGTGGTTTGTATCGGTAGTTGTTGTGGTTGCATGTTGCTCTCTTCGTTCAAGGTGGTGGTTCCATGTCTTCGACATTGTTGGGGAAGACGGAGCCTCGCATTTGGACTCGTCCTTTAAGGAAGCTTACTCCTGAGACTTCCCTGGGGTTTGAGGTCGTTGATTTCTCCCGTTCGATACTTGGCATTGAGCTTCGTCATTGGCAGCGATGGCTTTTGGTGCATGCCTTGGAGTTGATGCCGGATGGTTCGTATCGGTTTCGTCGTGTGATTGTGCTGGTGGCGCGGCAGAACGGTAAGACCATGTTGGCGAGCGTCCTTGCCTGTTGGTGGCTTCTGGTGGATTCGTTGCGACATCCTGAGCGGGTGCCTCCTGTGAAGTTCAAGATTGTGGGGACGGCGCAGAATCTCGATATTGCGCGTGAGCCTTGGGCTCAAGTGAAAATGTGGTGTGACCCGGAGCCGGATACGGAGGAGGCTGAGGATCTGGCGGTCCCTGCGCTCCAGGACAACACTGCGAAGGTTTCGGACACGAATGGCAAGGAGTATATCCAGTCGAAGAAGCTGGCTCAGTATGAGATTCGAGCGGCGAAGAACGCCCGCGGAAAGCCTGCGGCCCGTGTCCTGATGGATGAGCTCCGCGAACAGCAGACGTGGGTTGCATGGAATGCCACTTCGCAGACCACCAAGAGTTTCTGGTCGGGCCAGCTGTGGGGTATATCCAATGCCGGGGATGGAACCAGCGTGGTGTTGAAAGCACAGCGTGATGCCGGTATCGCTCAGATCGCGGAGTGGGACAAGTATGTGGAGGATGGTCTTCAGAGCGCCTTGGAGTATGCGAATTCGCATGATGTGAGTATCGGATTGTTTGAATGGTCCGCTCCTGATGGGTGTGCGTTGGATGATCCCGAGGCGTTGTGTCAGGCGAACCCGAGCATCGGATTCGGTGGTATGACGGTGCAGTCTTTGGCTTCGGATGCTGCTGGTATGACCGAGGCTGGTTTCCGTACGGAGGTGCTGTGTCAGTGGGTGACTGCCGATGTGGATACGTATCTTGATCCTGAGAAGTGGAAGCGTGGCAGTGATACTGGTTCGTCGATCGAGGATGGTGGGCGGATCGTTCTCGGGATCGATACCACGGCTGACGGTTCGGTCACGTGGGTGGCTGCCGCGGGGCTGCGTGCCGATGGCCTGCCTCACGTGGAGGTGGTGACTCGCAGGGATGGGATGATGTGGGTTCCTAAACTGCTTAAACGCATCCGTGACGCCACAGGTGCCAATGAGGTCGCCATACAGGGGCGGGGTTGCCGTGCAGTGGATCTCATCGACCCGCTGGCGGAGCTTGGCTTCCAGGTCGATTCAATAGACGGGCCTCGTCTGGGAGCTTCCACTGGCCAGTTCCGTGACCGCGTGCGCGAGGAGAAGCTCCGGCACTTGCCTCAGCCAGCGATCGATGAGGCGGTATCCGCTGGCGTCGCGCGCAAGCTCGGTGATGTCGAGGTGTGGGATCGCAACAACTCCATGATGGACATTTCCGGTCTGATCGCAGAGACGTACGCCCTGTATGGGCTTGAGATGTTCGAGACTTCGAATTCTTCGATGACTGCTTCCGCTTATGCGGAGCATGGTCTGATGGTTCTCTAGGAAAGGGGGATCGTGTGAGTGTTTGGTCCACTATATCGGGCTGGTTTAATCGTCCCCTGGTAAACATCACTTTCACCCAGGATGATGTGGCGCAGGTGCTGGGGCAGTCACCGGCGCAACTGTATGCCACTCAGCCGCATCTTCGCACGGTCATCTCCTTCATGGGCGACAACGTTGCTCAGGTCGGATTGCAGTTGTTCAACCGCGAATCGGATACGAACAGGGTACGTATTACTGACGATCCACTGAACGCTTTGCTTAATAGGCCGAATCCCGACATGACGCAGTTCGAACTGTTGCGTTCACTGGTGTGCGATATCGCGCTCTATGACGTCGCCTACTGGATTGTGGTGCAGGCTGATTCCCCTTCGGGGTGGATGATCCGACCTATCCCTCCATCGTGGGTGACGATGAAGAAGCAGGGAGACGTGTTCTCCCCGCAGGTGTTCACGGTCGATCCCGAGCAGGGGCATGCCGTCGACATCAAAGCCGAGGACATGATCGTTTTCCATGGGTGGAATCCCTGCGATCCAGCGTCCGGCGTCTCACCTATCAGGGCGTTGAAGGACGTGGTGGCGGAACAGATTCAGGCGTGGTCGTATCGCACGCAGATGTGGAAGCGTGGCGGGCGCATCGGCATGTACTTGTCGCGTCCGAAGGATGCTCCGAATTGGGATGATAAGGCTCGTGAGCGTTTCCAGAGGGATTGGAAGGAATATCAGGATAACGGTGGCAAGGCTGGTTCCAGTCCGCTGCTTGAGGATGGCATGACCATGAACCGTGTGGGCTTCTCGGCTCGTGAGGACGAGTTCCTGGAAGTTACGAAGCTCTCGCTCCAGACAGTGGCCCAGGTGTATCACGTTAACCCCGTCATGGTCGGAGTCCTCGATAATGCGAATTTCAGCAACACCAGGGAATTTCGCAAAATGCTCTACTCGGAGACATTGGGGCCACTGATGCAGATGGTGCAGGACCGTCTCAACACGTTCCTCGTGCCCAAAGTGAGTACCGCCAGCAGCCCCTATTTGGAATTCAACATCCAGTCAAAACTCGCGGGCGACTTCGAGGAGCAGGCCAGCGTCCTTTCCACCAGCATCGGCGCACCATGGATGACCGTGAACGAAGGCCGTGCACGTCAGAATCTTCCAGAGCTCGATGGAGGCAACCAGCTTGTGGTGCCGCTCAACGTGACGAAGGGCGGACAGTCCAGTCCCCAGGACGGAGGAAACCCCATTCCCGCAGAAGTCGAGGATGTGGTGAAACGCTGGTTTGCACGTATGAAACGTTCCAACGGCTCTCGAAAGGCAGCTGGCGAAAGTATCGATTGGAAACGTTGGGAACGTGAGCTACAAGCCGACCTCGTGTCGTCCGGTATTGACCAGTTCAATGCGGGTATGTTCGCGAATCAGGCGAATGCTGCGGCGATGAAATATTTTGACAGTGAGGAAGCATAGATGAAGCTCAAGGATATGCCGGTATCGTTCCGGACAGACGGTGACGACCTCGAGGAAGGTCAATTCCTGGTATACCCGTCCACCTTCACGCGGACGCCTGACTCATACGGTGACGTGGTTGCCAAGGATGCATTCGAAGACACCATCCGACAGTGGAAAGAATCAGGGAACGTGCTGCCCATCATGTATGGGCATCGCATGGACGACCCTGATTACAACCTCGGCGGTGCCATCGATATGGGAACAGACGACCACGGGTGGTGGATCAAGGGGCAATTCGATATGGATTCGCCTAAATCCGCCCAAGTGTACCGCCTTGTGAAAGGCAAACGCCTGTCGCAGCTCTCATTTGCTTTTGATGTCCTGGATGAGGGGACCGTGGAGCTGGACGATGGGCAGACAGCCAATGAGTTGCGCAAGCTCAAGGTCTACGAAGCTTCGTTCGTACCTGTCGGAGCCAATCAGGACACATCGATCGTGGCGGTCAAATCAGCTGCTGACATGTTGACCGCCGAAGTCAAAGCTGGGCGCGTTATCTCAGCCAAGAATGAAGGCACACTACGCAAATCAGTGGCGCAGATCAACGCGGCAGCGGAAAGCCTGAACAATGTCCTGTCCCAACTGGATGGGGAGAAAACCAATCTTGATGTGGAAGAAGCCAGCGGTAATGCCAAAGCCAAGACCGAGGAGCCTGAACAGGCCAAGGCCGAGGAGCTGAAAGCCAACCCGTCCGTGGAGGCCATGTCGCAGTTAATACACATCTATGAGCAGACAGCTCAGGAAGGAGATTCACAATGAATCTCAAGGAGAAACGCGCTGCGGCACTCGCCAAGGCGCAGAAGTTCAACGAACGCATCGCCAACGGCGAAGAACTCGGCGAAGAGGATGTCACCACATTGAAGGGCATTCTCTCCGAAGTGAAGGACTTGGACGCACAGCTGGCCAAGGCGGCCGAGAAGAAGACCCTGCTCGATCAGCTCGGTTCTCTCGGAAAGAAGGAATCCAAGGTCGACAATGAGGCCAAGTCTGGCGTGATCGATGCCAAGACTCCAGGCGAGTTCTTCATGAAGAGCTTGAAGAACGCTGGTCTGACCGTTCTCGACACGAAGACCCGTGGATTCCAGACCACGGAGTTCAAGGCCGCAACCGACGTGCAGCACGTTGGACAGGCGACAGACGCTTTCGGCCCGCTGGTCACCGACATTGACACGAACTTCGTCATGCCATACCAGCGTCCGCTCCTATTCGCCGACATCCTCGGCTCCGGTGCGGTTTCCGGCAATAGCATCAAATATCCGGTATTCGGAGCACTTGAAGGTTCTACGGCTTTCGTGTCAGAGGGTGGTGCAAAGCCTCAGATTCATTTGGCTGACCCCACATGGGTGACCGATTCTCTGGCTGAGGTCGCAGGGTTCTTCAAGATCACCGATGACATGGCCGAAGATGCCGATTATGTGGTATCCGAAATCAACTCGACCGCGCTCTATGATCTGCAACTGCGTGAAGAACTCGCTCTGCTGTCCGGAGACGGCACCAGCAACTCCATCAAGGGCGTACTCAACCGCGACGGCATCCAGACCGTGGCGAATGCCTCAGGTGAGACTGTCAGTGATCCTGACCTGATCTTTAAAGCCATCACCGCAGTCCAGGAGGTTACTGGCTTCGCTGCTGACGGTATCGTCATCAACCCTGCTGACTATCAGGCCATTCGTCTGTCCAAGGATGCGAACGGGCAGTATTTCGGTGGTGGTTTCTTCGCTGGACAGTATGGCAATGGTGGCATTATGCAGAACCCATCGCTGTGGGGGCTGCGCACCGTAGTATCTGCCAGTGTTGCGAAGGGCACCGCCGTCGTCGGCGCGTTCTCGACCGCGGCGAAGGTGTTCCGCAAGGGTGGCGTGCGTATTGAATCCACCAACTCGCATGGCGATGATTTCACCAACGATCAGATCACCGTGCGTCTGCGCGAGCGTCTCGGGCTGCAGGTCAAGTATCCGGCAGCCATCGCCAAGGTGACTCTTGGCGCTGCGGCATGAGGTGATCGCCGATGATGAAATCCTATGAACTCAACGGCCGCACCTTCCTGTACAGGGAAGGTCAACAGCCGAAAGACGCGGTCGAGGTTGCACAACATGCTCCTGATAACAAGGACGCATCCAAAACGGTGAAGCGCAAAACCTCCACCGCCAAGCAAGAGAAGTGAGGTGATGGGGCGATGGCTGAAACGATTCCAGACCTGATATCCAGTGACACGACGGTGGACTCATCGACCTGGCTCAAGGCCGCACAGCAATCCGTGCGATCCTACTGCGGCTGGCACATCGCCCCGAACATCGAACAGACACTGAAGCTTGACTCCTACGGTGCCCGCACCCTGCTGCTGCCATCCATGCACGTCACCGACATTTCAAGCCTAGTGGTGAATGGCGTTGAAATGAAAGACAGCATCGATTGGAGCATCGCAGGGACCGTGCGCCTGCGTGAAGGATATTTTCCCGACTGCCCAGGGGCCGTACAAGTTACGTTGTCCCACGGTTTCGATTCCGGTGAAGTCGCAGACGTGACCTCTCTGATATTGAAACTCGCACAACGCGGTTCGACCGGTCCTGGAGTTATCGGCTCGCAATCCACGAACGGTTCGAGCGTCACCTTCATTACTGCGGGCGGAGCGCCTTTAAGCATTCCACTCCTGCAGATTGAGAAGGATGCGTTAGAGCCGTACAGGCTGACATGGGGCGTTTCATGAGCACCGCAGCCGATTACGTAGAGCAGAATTCAACGTTTTCGCTGCAGCACACGGAACAGTTCACACGTCAGCGTAGAAAACTGATCGTTGACCCATACGATCCAGACAGCAGCACGCTTGGCGACTGGACTGACACGGACGACATACAGGTGAACGGTGCCCTGGCATCACTCACCAGCGTCGAACAGGACGATGCCATGCGCAGCGAAGTACTCAGCACCGCACAGTTCGTTTCAGACATTCCCAATCTTGATGTCAGACGTGGAGACCGGCTCTTAGCCAGTGACGGGCGCAAATGGAACGTGGTCGGATACCCGACCCATGACGTGAACGCCTTCACTGGCTGGCAGCCGACACTCGTATGCAACATAGAGGAGGTGATCGGCTGATGCCCGCATCAGGACAGACACAAGTGGAATTCAACGACTCGTTCTTCGAATCGATCCTGCGCAGCTCCGGCGTCAAAAGCCTGTGCTCGCAGAAAGCCGAAAAGGTGCTGCAAGCAGCGAAAGCCAGTGCCCCCGTCGACAGCGGAGCATACAGGGACGGCCTGCAACTGCGCACGGTATCCAGAGCGCACCGAGACACCGTCATGGTAGTGGGCACGGACGCGAAAACCATGCTCATCGAATCCAAGACCGGCAACCTCGCCCGCGCATTGAAGGCCGCGAAATGACCATCTACCTACCGCCCGACATGGAGCTGTTCCTCACCGGATGGCTGCGCTCGCAGATGCCTGACGTGCGTTTCGTCAACAAGGAGCCGGAAAGCCTCTCGACTCCACTGACGAAACCTGTGGTCGTCATACGCGATGATTCGGGAACCAAGACATCGTATGCGACGTTCGACCGTTCCATTGGCGTGAGTGTGCTCGCCGGTTCGAAGACCAACGATAAGCCGGCCAATGATCTCGCGAGGCTCATCTATGCGCATCTGACCTGTGATGAGATCGTCACCGCTCGGGAATCGCCGGTCGCCGCGCTCATCGATTCCGGTTGCAATGGCCCTTATCCGGTTCAGGACGACCATGATTACGCACGCCGGTACATGACCGTCGAATATTCGACGGTCGGCACCATCCAATAACCATCAACATTCCTCGAAGCCACTCCACACGGGGTGTCTTTTCTCATATCCAAGGAGAGAAAACATGACAGCAGATGCCAAAGGCAATGATCTTCAAGCGGTCGACGTTCCCATCACCGGCCAGCTGGCCGTCGCCCCATACGACGCGGCCAACCTGCTCACCTCCGAAGCGGGAGGCGGGCCCACGGTCACTTGGCCGACCACCAATCCTTACGTGTGGCTGGGCCTGATCAAACAGGACGGCGGTGCCACCGAGAGCCAGGATCAGGATGACGCCATCGAGTTCTTCCAGAAGGGATACTTCCTGAATCAGGACCCCACCATGACAATCCAGTGGGGACTGGCGGAGTTCAACGCCGCCGTCCGCAAACTCATCACCGGTCAGACGGCGGATGCGAACGGCATGATCGCCGTGGACACGTACACGCCGGACACCAAGTGGATCGCGTTCTACGAGGAGGTCTATAAAAACGGCAAGGTGCGCCGTCTCAACGGTGTCATCCAGGTGACCACCACGGAGGTCGACCAGTCGGAGCGCGGAAGCGTGAAGGGACGCACCGTCACCATGACCTGGCAGCCAGACGAGATCGTGGGCAATGGTTCCACCACCAAGTTCAACGAATGGCAGTACGACCCAAAAGCGTGAAGTCGGTAGCGGTGACCGCCGCTGATGGCGGAACCGCACCGACTGTCCAGGTTGGTTCAACAATTCAACTGAAGGCCGTCGCGACATTGGAGGACGCTTCGACGATTGATGTGACAGCATCGTCTCAGTGGGCGTCGAATGCAGCATCCAAGGCAACTGTTGATGGCTCAGGAAAGGTTACCGGCGTTGCTGCGGGGACGACGGAAGTTACCGCTACAAGCGGTGACGCCACATCGCCGGCTGTTACTGTCACAGTATCCGCCTGAAAGTTATTCATCCCATCCGTGTGGTTCATGCTCTCCATGCGGATGGGATTTTCACATAAAAGAGCCTCATCTTAAAGGAGCATAAGAATGGTACAGAAGAACGATATTCCAGATGATCTCAACTTTGAAGATGCCACCGAAGAATCGTATGAAGCGGGAATCGTCGAAGCTGGAAAGGCATTGGAGAACCGCTATATTGTCAGATTCCCTAACCTGTATGTGAAAACTTACGAGGGACATACTTACCGCCTGCCGCTGGCAGTGAGGGCTGACTACTTCGATGACGAGGATGGCCAGGAATCGCCATTAGCGCAGATCAGATCGGTGCTGACGCGCGAGAATCCAACCAAACGTAAATTGATCAACAGTGAAATGTCGGTCACCTTGCTTGCCATTGGTGACAGGTATGCGGATGTTATCGCCGACGTGCAGATGGCATCACTGGGAAAATACAAGGCTTCCTCCGCAGTATCGAAGCCGACCGCGTAGAAGCTGCTGCAGACTTCGCCAGGCTCGGATGGTCACTGGCAGGTGATGTGGGTAACCGGCTGCGTTACGGCGACGCGATGGCGTTGTACGCCTCACTCATAGCCGACCCATCAAGCATGACCGGGGCCAAACATCTCGGATTGGACTATCCGATGAGCTGGGAAGGGTTGTCCGCCGCCTTCCACCAGCGAGGGTATCTGATGCCGGCACCCCTGCGCATCGGTGAAGAACCGGGGAGTGACCAAGCGGACGATGAGGAATTGGAACAGGCGAAGGCGAAACTCAGCCCGTTCCCTGGAGTGAATGTTGAGGAGTTGACATGACAGGTGCAGCAGGGGCCGAGGTAGGGTCGGGACACGTTTCGATCTTCCCTGTCATGACAGGGTTCCGTTCGCTGGTCTCCAAGGAGATCCAGGCATCAGGCAAGGAAGGTGGCAGTATCTTCTCTCGCGCCTTCCAAGGCGTCGGATCGAAAGCAGGATCATCGCTCGGCAAGGATATGAAGAGCGCGTTCAATGGTACGGCGGGTGACCTCGCTTCACCTGCTTTGAAGAAGATGCAGTCTGAGGTAGCATCAGCAGCCCGAACGATGAGCGCAGCGAGACTCAAGCAGCAGGATGCTGCAGGCAAAGTGCGCGTGGCAGAAGCGCAGTTGGCGGCGGCGATAGCGAAGAACGGTGCCGAATCGGTGCAAGCCGTCGCCGCTTCAGAGCGTCTTGCCTCGGCGAAACGCAAGGAACAATCCACTTCTGACGCGCTTACTACTGCGAATAAACGTTTAGCTGATGCGAAGAAGGCTGTTGCTGATGTCAAACAGGCCACCATAGAAGCACCTAAGACCGGTGTATTTACCAGTGCGGTGGAACGTATCAAATCAACCTTGTCAGGGCTGAACTCCGTGCGTCTGAACGGCGCATCGTCCACGGTCAACTCTTTCGGGGGAACCATGGAAAAGGCTTCCTCGCGAATCAAAGCCAGTACCGTGGCAATCGGATCTCTCATCGCCAGCGGAGTGCGAAGTGTCGTCAACTACGGCAGATCAGCAATCGAAGCGTACAACACGGCATCAGCCGCTACAGCCAAGTTCCAGCAAATCGCGTCCAACAACAAGTGGAGCCAGGAGCAAATCAATGGTCTCCTATCACTGAACAAGAATCTTGGCAAAACCGGTGTAATCAGTGCGGGAACACTCAAGGCTGCACAAGCTCAGCTCGGCACATTCGCGCTATCCGCTGGAAGTATTAAGACTCTCACACCGGCATTGTCTGATCTGATTGCGAATCAGAAGGGTTACAACGCATCATCCGAGGATGGTGTGACGCTGGCGAATCTGCTTGGCAAGGTTATGACGGGGTCAGCCTCCGCATTAAAGAAATACGGTGTGACCCTTTCGGACAATCAAGCGAAACTCATCAAGAACGGTACAGAATCACAACGTGCAGCGACAGCGGCGCAGGTGCTTGAACAGAACTTCGGTGGCGTCAACAAAGCCTTGGCGGCAACACCGTACGGCAAGTATGTCGTTATGCAGCACCAACTCGCGGCGATAAAAACCACCATCGGATCCGGATTCATTGACGCTATTGGTTCTTTGGGTGACATGGGAGTCAATGTCGTCGACAAGGTAAACGGCAAGCTGGATTCGTTCTTCAAATGGCTGCCGAAAGCCGTTGGTGGATCAGTCGCACTGATGAAGACAGGCAAAGTGTCAGACGCTTTCAAAGAGGCGTTCAACGTACCTGATTCAGTGTCCAAAAGCATAGAGTCGTCAATCGAACACATTAAGAGCTCCGTGAAAGGTCTTATCGGGTTCGTCAAGACGGGCAGTTTCTCCGATGAGTTCAATAAAGGTTTCAAAGGTGTCGATACCAAGACAGTCAATGATCTGAAGAAATCTCTTTCCGGTGTGCGCGACCAGATCCTTGGCACAACGAAGACCATAAACCCTTTGACGGGGAAAATGGGCGGCTCTGTGTCCACGATGGGTCTTGTGACTCGAGGTATCCAGACGGTCACTACTTCGCTGAACATTCTGAAACCGGTCTTGTCTGTCCTGTCCAACATGGCGAAGGTGTTCAGTGAGCTGCCTGGCCCTGTGCAAGGTGCATTGGGTACGACTGTGCTGTTCGGCAGTAAACTTGGCGGTCTCATCACACCGATCGGCATGGTGGTGAAAGCCTCGTCAACATTGACGAAGGGCATCGGATCCGTCGGTAGCGCCATCAGTGGAATGGTTTCGGGCAGACTCTCGAAAGCCAGCTCGATATCATCCATAGCGGAGTCACTCGAATCAGCGGGGAGCAGCGCGTCCACAGCCGCACCCAAGATCGGGAACGCAGCCGCAAGTGTGGAAAAACTCGACACCAAAGCAGCCGGAGCAGTAAAGAAGACCGGCGGGCTCTCTTCCGCGCTAGGTGGCATCAGTCCCGCAAGCGTAGCCTTTGGCGCAGCCGGTATCGGTATTTCTCTAGTGTTAGCAGGAATAGCCGATGACGCTGAAAAGTCAGGTGACACCATTGAGGACTTCACCGCAGCCGTTAAAGAAGGTGGGAGTGCTACAGAGTCTTTCTTTAAGGGTTTGCAAACGGGTTCTGAAGGGAAACTTGGTCTTTGGGATAAGTTCAATTCCGGACAAGGTGTGTTCACCGACGGAACGTTGGCAAAGGCAGCAAAAAATGCTGGAATTAGTTTTGACACGGTTCAGCAAGCAATATCTGGTAGCAGCTCCGCTATGCAAGCTCTCAATGATAAAACCGGAAATCTCTGGAACCAGATGTCATCATCTGGATCAGCAGCGAAAATCGTCAGAGACGAGGTCAACGGTCTACGTGATGCCTATAAGAACACTATCGACCAGATGATTGAGTACTCCAAAACTCAGGATTCGATTACAGCAGGATTCGGTAGCGCATCTGCGAAGTTCAGTGAGCTCAGTACAACGCTGAAAGCCAATGGGGATAACCTGCAGAACAATAGCCAACTGTCACAACAGTCATCTCAATACATGCAGTCGGCAGCGTCGAGCGCGTTGGAAGCAGCTAAAGCGCAGGTGGTATATGGGAAAGCGAACGGAGACACTGCTGGGAGCGTGCAGGAGGCCAAGAATCAGATTCAATCCATGCGTGACCAGTTGGTTGGTACTCTCACCCAGTACGGAATGAGTGAGGATGCGGCGAATAAGTATGCTGATGCGCTTGGACTGATACCAGGCAATGTGAATACTGATGCGTTCCTCCAAACCGATGTTGCTAGTTCTGACCTTACGGCTTACCTGGATCGTTTGCAGGCAACCCCAGAGCAGAAGCAGACAGTGATGAATGCTCTGACAGCTCAAGCGGATGGGAATGTTGACAATCTGCATCTCAAAATCAGTGATTTGCCAACATGGGTGAATTCGGTGCTAACCGCTGACAATACAGATGCACAGAAGAAAACAGCTGAAGCGACGACGTCGTTACGTCATTTTGATGGTTCTAAAGCTAATGCGTCACTAAACGCCGATAATTCTGATGTGAAAAATAAGGCCAGTGAGGCAAGCGGGAGTATTAGGTCCGTTCCTGAAGAGCACAAGACTAACTTCTTCGCCGAACAGGCCGGTAGCGGCTGGACGAACATCAAGAACTTCTTCGGGAGCTTTGGCAGCACGATGAAATCCTACTGGGGGTTGTCGCATGGAGGAGAGGTGCATCGTGCGAATGGCGGTATTGTTCAACGTTTGGCGTCAGGTGGGCCTTCGGGGTTTGTGTCGGGTCCTGGGACTTCAACTTCTGATTCGATCATGACATGGCTTTCGGATGGAGAATACGTCATCCGCGCTGCAGCCGCGAGAAAGATTGGCCTGCAGAATCTTAACCGGGCCAACGCCACGGGAAAGCTTTCGGGAGGAACGGTCATATCGTCGCAGCCTGTCGTGAATCAGAATATCAGTATTACGAATAAGGGTGTGGTGAATCCGTACGTGAATGGGAACATTATGGGCCGTACCGTGGCTTCTTCGGCGCGTGCTTCGTTGATGGGGGTGTGATAATGATTGATGCTCATGCGTTTCTCTATTTCGGTGATGGTCAAAGCGTCAAGTTTCATTCGGGAAGGTACAAGCCTGATGGCGGTGCTCTGATGCTATCCAAGGAGGGCATCGATGGTTGGTGGAGTGCCCCTGATTTGAAGGTTGATGTGACGGAGCGTGCGTCGGGTAATGGTGGCCATGATGTGGCTTCTGATGCGATACTCTATGCGTCGCGCACGGTGACGGTGAATTTTGTTGCTATTGGTGATGTGCGTTCTGAGGTGTTAGATGCGGTTCGGCGTGTGGCTGGTGCGAATGGGTTGCCGGTGAGGTTGAGGGTGGTGGATGACCGGTCGGATACGTTTGTTTCGGGGTTTGTGCGTCCGCAGTTTGGGGCGTCGTGGAATGAGCGGTTCCAGTCGGGCACGTTGACTGTGGTGTGTCCTCGTCCTGAACGGTTGTCGTGGTTGGTGTCTCAGTTGCAGTTGTTCCCGACTAACGTGCAGCAGGGTGGCCTGGTGTACGGGGGCGGTAAGGGGTTGCGTTATGGCTTGTCGTATGGCACTGCTGGTGTGGCGTCGAATGTGGCGTTATTGACTAATCAGGGGAGTTCTCCAGCGTTTCCGGTGTTGACGGTGACTGGCTCGTTTCCTGATGGGGCGCTCATCCAATGGTCGGGTGGTGATGCGGTGGAGTATGCGGGCTCGGTGGGTGCGGTGCCGCTCGTGTTGGATTCGCGTTCGCAGACCGCGTCGATGGGTGGCGTGGATGTGAGCCGCAGTCTCACGCGCCGCTCGTTCCCGGTGGTGCCGTCTTCCGGTTCGGTGTCGTTGCGGTTGATGAGTGCTGGTTCTGGTTGGGTGACGGCTTCATGCCGTGACACGTTTATCTGAGATTTCTGAATTCTATTTTCATTGTTGAGCCTCGCCGTTGGCGGGGTTTTCCTGTTTTTTGGGGGCATTTATGGTTACCGCGTTAGGTGTGGATGTTGACGCTAGTGGCAATGGTGTAGATCCGTTGACGCATCGCAACATTATTAAGGCTCATTGGGTGAATACTGGTGTTGTTTCTGGCCTTGCGGTGTCGGGGCGTTCGGACTTGTATTACGGGGTGTCTGCTGGTCTGGCTGTGTGTTCCATGGGGGATGCTGACGGCTATGTGGAGGCGTATTGGCCTGGTGGCAAGACTGAGAATACGGTGAGTGCTGGTGATGGTACTTATGCGCGTATTGATACGGTGTATTTGCTTGCGAACACGGGAACTCCTGACAATGTGGTGCATTGCAAGGTGGTACAGGGCACTCCCGCTGCTAGTCCTGTCGCTCCGGCGTTACCTACTGGAGGGTTGAAACTTCGTGATGTGTCAGTGCCTGCTGGTGCGTCAACTACGAGTGCTGGTGCGGTAGGTACTGATGTGGGGTATGCGATCCCGTATGGGGCGA